TACTGATACCGCCACCGCTGCTGCTGATGCTGCTACTGCTGCTACTGATGCCGCCGCTTCTGTCGCTGCCACAAAGGCTGCTGCCGCTGCTGTTATTCGTGCGGATGCTGCCGTCAACTCCCGTGTATAAGTACACATAACTATTAGTTAGAACATAAACAATATAATGATTAATATCGTCTCATTATATTGCGAAAGAGAAACCACGAATAAAATAAATATTCTATCTGCGTTAATCATAAATCCGCAAATATTATAATATATTTAGGTATTTTATAATATAGAAATGGTTTATAGTCAAACAACACGCACTGCTTCTTTTGCTAGTATTAGTAGTCAAAATACTGGCGGGGGACCAATAAAGGCTGGATTACCTTATCAGGTCGGGCGTGGTTCCTGGGAATCTATAATGATGCACGGAACAATGCAAACAATGTCCTCTTTAAAAAACCCTCAAACATTTATGACCCATAAGGAAAAAGTGGCTGCTCACGCTGCCGCTATTGCTGCTGCTGATGCTAATGTTACTGCTACCGCAGCTAATGTTACTGCTACTGCTGATGCTGCTACCGCAGCTAATGGTGCAGCTTTTGCATCCCAGATTACTGCTAATGCCTCACAGATGGCTGCAGATGGTGATCCTGATAATACAACTCTTGCTGATGCTGCCGCAAATGCCAACGCTATCGCAGCCGCTGATGCTGCCGCCGCCGCTGCTGCCGATGCTGCCGCCGCTGCTGCCGTTGTTGCTGCTGCAAATGCCGTTGTTGTCGCTGCTGCTGCTCGCGCTGCCCGCGTATAAGCATTTGAAATAAAAAGTTATTAATATAAACAATATAATGATAATTACTGTCTCATTATATTGCAAAAGAGAACATAATTATGAAGGTAATTATAGATGAACGAGAAATCGCATTATATGAGAAATGCGAATCAATATTATGTAGTCAACCTAAAGCTTCTTATATTCAATTATCAAAAGAAGTCTTAAATTTGGGAGATATTCTTATTAAAACAGATGAAAATAAAGATGTTCTCTTAATAGAACGAAAATCTTTTAGTGATTTACTTGCATCGATAAAAGATGGTAGATATGAAGAACAATCATATAGGTTATTACATTCTAGTGGATTTCCTCCTCATTCTGTATTTTATTTAATAGAAGGAATGTTGTCTCAATTACGTGCACCAATTGAAAAAAAAATTATATTTTCAGCAATATCAACATTACAATTCTTTAAAGGATTTAGTGTACATAGAACATCTTCAGTACAGGAATCTGCCGAATGGTTATTACAATTCGCGGATAAAATAGAAAGAAATTTTTTAAAAGGAGTAGTGCCTTATTATTTAACTACACCATTTCACCGTGGATTTACAAATAGCATTGATGAAAATACAAATAGTATTAATGATCAAGATGTTCCAATTGAGAACATTCGTCAACCCGAATCAGCAGATTATTGTCATGTAGTTAAAAAAGTTAAAAAAGATAATGTTACTCCTGAAAATATGGGTGAGATAATATTATGTCAAATACCAGGTATAAGTTCTGTAACAGCAATTACAATAATGAAAAGGTTCTCTAATTTTACACATTTTATGGAGGAATTAATAAAAGATTCAACATGTATAGAGAACCTAACAATCGAATCGAACGGAAAGGTTCGAAAAATGAGTAAATCTGTAGTAGAAAACATTCGAAAATATTTATTGAACCAACCATAATCGTAACTAATACATAAATCAAATATGTATACAGGATATATGAGCGAACGAGACCAATGGTATTGTTACATCTTAAGAAATATTCAGCCAAAATATAATGGACTAACTTATAATGGTTCAACCAATAATCCACGTCGACGTCTTCGACAACATAATGAAGAAATTGCAGGTGGCGCAAGATATACACATGGTCGTGGAGGAGGATGGGAAATATACGCACTATTAACCGGATTTATTGATCATAAAAACACATTATCATGCGAATGGCGTATTAAACATACAAATGGAAAACCTGGTAAACGACCCAATGAACATTTAGGTATGATTGGTCGCATTCGTGGATTAAATGAAGTTCTCAAGTTAGACTCGTGGACGAGTAAATGTACAGTAAAAAACAGTGATGTATCATATACATTATATATTGCTGATGATGTAGAACAATACATTAATGATAGTGAATTACCATGTAATATTACGAAGGTGATTGGAATACCTGATATTTCCAACTTATAAAATTGATACTTACATAATTATATTAGATGTAAATATCATAACATAATGGAGACTATACAAGAAAATTCTCCTATTCGACGTAGCGCACGATTAATGGCAAAAAATAATAATTTATCAAAACAATCTTATATAAATCACATCTATATGTTACAGAATGTAACTGTTGACTTATTACCAATGGCTAATGATTTAAATAAAGAAACGTTAAGAAATATCATTACCAATTATGAGAACATTATTGGTGGATTACTTACAGATAATGCATTGAATGTACAAAGAATATAACCAATAAATATAAAATGTATATGTATATATATGTTTTTTTTATTAGTTCTAGCAGGTATGTTGGGCGTTTCTGCTCGATTGAATGAGTATGTTCCAATTATTAAACCGGAGTTATATGAGATACAACATGCAGTAAATACTGATTCATTGCCAAATTCATTTACATGGAGTAACGTAAATAATGTAAATTATTTAACAAAAAATTTAAATCAACATATACCAGTTTATTGTGGCAGTTGTTGGGCACACGGTAGTATTAGTGCATTAGCGGATCGAATTAAAATAAAACGAAAGGCAGCATGGCCCGATATTAATTTAAGTATACAATTCTTGTTGAATTGTAGAATGGGTGGATCATGTAATGGAGGGGATCATTTAGCTACATATAAGGCTATTGAAGAATTTGGATCAATACCGTACGAAGATTGTATGGTTTACCAGGCATGTAGTATAGACTCAAAAGAAGAAGGATGCAGCAATAAACAAAATTTTGAATGTACCCCAACGAATATATGTAAAACATGTGATACGTTTACATGGAATGGAGGTAAATGTAGTCCTATATTGCATTACCCTAATGCTACTATTGCCAGTTACGGTTCAGTTAGAGGAAGCGACAATATGATGGTAGAAATATATAAAAATGGACCAATAGCATGTGGTATAAATGCAAATTGGATTGATGATTATGAAGGTGGTATATTAAATGTTCCAGATAAACGTAAAACAATTAATCATATAATATCCATTGTTGGTTGGGGATATGATGAATTAATTGATAAAAAATATTGGATCATTCGTAATTCTTGGGGATCATATTGGGGAGAACTCGGGTTTATGAAACTTATATTAGGTGAGAATCAATTAGGTATAGAACAATCATGTGCATTTGCAATACCAGGTACATGGTCGACTCATAATAAAAAGTGCTATGAAAACGGTAGTAATTGCGCAACAGAGTAACAAAAAACATTATATACAGATTTTTGTTTTTTTTTATTATTAATATGAACAATAACCACTGGCTATATCAAAGTTATTATTATACCCTGATTCATAACCATTCATAATTCCATACTCATATATATCATCCGGTTCATCAATTGGATTTTCCTGAATATATCGATTAATTTCTTCAGCAATATCATTGCTAACCGATGATGGTGCAATAAATAATGGTGCAACAGATGATCTATCTTTTTCCTCTAGATATTCATCTTCAAACGTGCATGATACATCGATTGTTTGTAAACTAGATGAATTTGGATTTCTATATATTGATGAATTAAAACTATTTGATAGCATATTACTAGAATCTAGCTCTGTCTCAACTCCATCAATATTATCTGCTTCATCATCGCTACCAATACTAGATTCTAAATTTAGTACACATGGACCAGCTCCACCGGTAACACAACTATAACATCTGTTACATCCTATACCATCTTCAATGTCGTCTGTGTACTCACTGATAACTGATATATCAGTTTCATCATCATCATTGCTAATACTGACATTTATGTTGTTATTTGTATACGAAAAACTACTGTTGAATCTTTCCATATCTGGATAATCATTTGTGAGACAACGTAGACAGTAATTTTTGAAAATACCATCTTCGCACCCATATTGTTTGCACGTATCGCACTCTAATGGTCCAGTACCCTCCTTATGATCTGCCGCCCAATGAATAGGAAAGGTTATAGAATACTTTTGTCCAGCATATTCGTAGAAATTAGGCATACCTTTTTGCATTATTAAATTTTAAATCGTTAATACGTATAATTTTATTATTGATTATTTATATTACAAATGATCAATTTTTTACAATTTTTATATTACTTATCCTAAATTATCCATAGGTAATGCAAATGGTGAAGGAATAGTAGGATAAAATGCAGTCTTTGGGTTAAAATAAGATGGTTTGGTAAGTTCTCTATCTATATATTTTCCACTATCTACCATTTGTTGAGTGTAAGTAACTCCTGCCCATTTTGAATCCATTGGATTATCGCTAATTTTTTTAGTGTTAGTACTGTCATGAATAGCGTCAATATTAGTATATTCCCCAACATTTTGGCCGTGTGCATCAAAACCTGCATATTGATTACTATTATAATCCGGACTATCTTTAATTTTATTTGTACTCGCCTCATTATCTGGTGGTAATCCACCTTCTAAATTAAACGGGCTGGGACGAACTCTATACACATCTTTACCCTGTGCATTGTTCTCACGTTGTAAAAATAACACTGGGCAATTATTTCCCTTTTCTTTTTGTATTTCTAAATAGTTGATATATTCATCTAAATTAAAGAAAGGTATAGGGTTTGTCTCATCACTATCCTTATTTGTATTGTGCAATAATAAAACATCACCCTGTTGTATTAGTAAATTAGGACATTCATTATCACTATTACTATCGTCATTATTTTCCATAGACTCTCTATTAATTAGGTTGTATTTTATATCCCAGTACATATGAACATATAATCCCAATAGGAAGGTAGATATCAAAAAAATTAAAAAAACGTTATTATAATATCTCATTCTATAACTAATATAGACAAAAAAAAGAAATATAATCATAATTTAGTGATTATATTTTTTGTGATTACAATATATATATCAAATGGTACAGTCAATAAAACAAATTAATAAAAAATCAATTCAAAATAGTAAAAAGAAAGATAAATCTGCAGCAAAGAATAGATCAACTATTAAAAATAAGAAAAAAACTAAATCTACTTCAGTTAAAACTGCCAGACGTAAATCAACCAGAAATAAGAAAAAAGTAACTCGTTTAGATAAATTAGATTCTATATGGGATACCATTTTTAAACGAGACATAGAAGGTGAAAATAGAGAAATTATAGAAAGTATAGAAAGTACAAATAATTTACCTAAACAAAATGATAAGCCCGTTATTATATTATTACACGCAACGTGGTGTGGTCATTGTGATGCATTAAAACCAGAATGGTCTGCAATGAAAGATGAAATAAATAAAGAATTGCGCGATAAGATAATAATTGAAGAAATAGAAGATAGTGAAATGGACCATAAAATGCC